GTAATGATTGATATTGATAATGGGATTAGTCTAGCCAGTGCTAAATTATTATTGAAAGGCTATAAATGTATGTTTGCTACAACAAAAAGACATACAAAAGAAGCTAATCGATTTCGTATTATCTTTCCTTTGTCTCATACAGTTAAATTGGATACTGCTAATTACAGTAAATTTATGCAAAATGTTTTTAATTGGCTTCCATTTAGTGTTGATGCCCAGGCAAAAGATATTGCTCGTAAATGGCAATCATATAAAGGACAGCATGTATACCAGGATGGTGAATTACTAAATGCAATGTTATTTATTCCTCAAACTAAAAAGGAAGAAGAACAGAGCCAAAAAGTATTGGATAATCAATCATTATCTAATTTGGAACGCTGGTTCTTCCTTAATACAGAGTCAGGAAATCGTTCTAATCAGATGATTCGGTATGCACTTACTTTAGTTGACAGTGGCTACAGTATTGAAGGTATCCGTAATTCTATTCATGCATTCAATACTAAATTGAAAAATGGATTAACTGAAGAAGAAATCAATGCAACAATTATGGTTACAGTTATCAAAGCTGTAACTAAACGAGATATGTAGGAGAAATCATGCAAGGTGAAAATGACAATCTAGTACTTATTAGTGGTAAATCTTCCACTGGTAAAAGTGCCAGTTTAATGGGTATTACAAAACCTAAAGGAGTTATGTATCTCAATTGTGAAAACAATAAGAAACTTCCTTTTAAAAGTTCATTCATGGAAAAAACTGTAACAGACCCACTTCAAATTTATGAAGCTTTGCTTAAAGCTGAAGAGTTACCAGAAATTCATACTGTTGTAATAGATACGCTCACATATCTGATGGATATGTTTGAAACTATCCATGTATTGACAGCAACAAATACTATGAAAGCCTGGGGTGAATATGCTCAGTTTCTCAAACGATTAATGTCACAGTATGTAGCAATCTCAACAAAAAATATTATCTTCTTGGCTCATACAATGGATGTTATGAATGAAACTGAAATGGTTAATGAAACTCTTGTAAAAGTTAAAGGTTCATTAATGAATCAGGGAATAGAATCCTTCTTTAGTACTGTTATCAGCACTAAAAAAGTTCCTATTAGTAAATTAGGTCTATATAAATCTGATTTGCTCAATATTACAGAAGAAGAGGAAATGCTTGGTTTCAAATATGTATTTCAAACCCGGTTAACAAAAGAAACTGTCAATGAACGTATGCGTAGCAGTCTGGGAATGTGGACTGTTGAAGAAACATTTATTGATAATAACATTCAACATGTAATCCAACGATTACACGAATATTACAATTAATTTTTAATTACAACGGAGTACTGAATATGAGTTTATCTAATCTAACTACAAATGACAAAATCCAACAACAAGGTGATAGCCTTGGTGGTTTCATCCTGGATTCCGATGCCTATGAATTTGCAATCGATATGGCCTATGTTGACGAATCCCAAGGTGGCGCCACCAGTGTGAATTTCCTGTTCAAGGGAAAGAATGGTCAAAGCTTGCGTCAGACTATTTATGTTACTAGTGGCAAAGCCAAAGGTCAGAAGCATACATATACTGACAAAACAGGCAATGAACAGTATCTTCCTGGCTTTAGCCAGGTCAATAATATCTGTTTGTTAGCAATTGGTAAGGAATTGTCAGCAATACCTACTGAAACCAAAACAATCAGCATTTATGATTACACACAGAAAAAAGAGCTGCCTCAAGAACGTGAAGTTATGATGGAACTTCTGGGTGCTGAAATTACCCTGGGTGTTATCAAGCAAATTGTTGACAAAAATGTAAAAAATGATGCCGGCGTTTATGTTGCTTCCGGTGAAACTCGGGAAGAGAACGAAATCGATAAAGCCTTTCGTACCAAAGATGGCCTGACTGCAGCTGAGATTCGTGCTGAATCTACTGAAGCTGCTTTCCTAGATAAATGGATCGAAAAGAACAAGGGTGTTGTTCGTAACAAAGCTAAAGGTGCTAAAGCTGGTGCCACTGGTTCCACTGATAATGCTGGTGCCCCTGCTGGCGGAACTACAAAAAGTCTCTTCTAAGGGGAGGATCAAGTCTCCCTAGCTGACATTCTTACTGTCTAGGTGAACTTACCACCTAAAAACCAGACTTTCTGTATATGAGTGGGGATAACGCTACAGCGTTGAGTTGGTAACGTGATGAGATGGATGTGCAGCCAAGAGACTACCAACAACTGCATAAAAAAGTATATGAGGTAGGTCATCACCTGCCTCATGTACTCTAATTTTAAATTTTGATAAGGAAATGAAAATGCAACTTGAAAATTTAAGACGATATATTGGCTCTAAAATTGTTGATGCAGCACCACTAACCCTGGGTGAATATAATAAATTCAGAGGCTGGGAAATCCCTGTCAATGAAGATCCAGCTACACCTGGATATATTGTTCAATATCCTGATGGATACATATCCTGGAGCCCTACACCACAGTTCGAAGAAGCCAATCGTGAAACTAATGGCATGTCCTTTGGTTTGGCTCTCGAAGCTGCCAGGAAGGGCTTTAAAATCGCTCGTGCTGGCTGGAATGGTAAAGGTATGTGGGTCATTCGTATCCCGGGAACCAAAAAAGCAAAATTCAATCCTGGTACTCCATATGCTGTAGCTTTAAAGAGTCACGCAGATGAAGATGGTTACGTTGAGAATCAAGAAATTCTTCCTCATTATGACATGTACACCATCAATGCTGAAGGGCGCCAAGCAATGCTACCAGGTTGGTTAGCATCACAATCTGATATGGATGCTGATGACTGGGAAATTGTAAGCTAATGGCAGCTATTAATGTGATTGCATGTGATCCTGGTGCATCCGGATCTATTTGTTTATTACGAATATTTCCTGATCAATCACCACGTATCTTTTTCTTTGAGAATAATAAGCCAGTAAAAGAAATTAATGCGTGGTTAAAGTCTATTACCAAAGAAATGACAGTACGTATATCTATGGTTGAGAGTGTACACAGTCTTCTTGGTATGAGCGCTAAATCAAATTTTTCTTTTGGTAAAAATGTTGGGGTTGTTAATACTCTATTAGATCTCCAAGATTTTGGTAAAGATTTTGTTACTCCTAAAGATTGGCAAAAATTTGCAGGTGTTCCTGCTAAAAAGAAAGGACAAAAACGTACCAGTGCTCAGCTCAAGAAAATAGTAGCTGAAATAGCTGAACGTCTTTACCCAGGTTGTGATATTCATGGTCCTAAAGGTGGATTACTTGATGGTCGTAGTGATGCATTAATGATTGCTCATTATTGTGCTCATAAATATAAATAGGTGATCTATGCATATATTCAAAAAAATATTTGAAATGATACCTAATGCTTCTTTTATAAAAATTAAAGAAGTAATGTATCGTATAAATGGTCATATTATTGAAGAAACAGAAAAAGAACTTTTTGTTTTACATGAAGATTCAGGTAATGAATATATTTACAATCTTAATAAACCAAATGATATGAAAACTTTAATGAATGCAACTTTCTATAAATGTAAAGAAATGGTATAGGTGATTTATGGGATATTCACAAACACTCTACTCAACAGATTCCAAAGGTAAAATTCGTCAATGGTCAATTAGTACCAATGGGAATACCTATACAGTAATGCATGGTATAAAAGATGGTAAATTACAATCAAAAGATACTAAATGCAAAGCTAAAAACATTGGAAAGACAAATGCAACTACTCCTGAAGAACAAGCTATATTGGAAGCACAAGCAAAATGGGTATTCCAAGTTGAGCGTGATGATTACCATTGGGATGTAAAATTAGCCAACCGGCAAATACGTCCTATGTTGGCACTAGACTTTCTTAAAGTACCTCATCGAGTTAATTGGAAACAGGCATGGGCACAACCTAAATTAGACGGAGTACGTCTTACTTACGGGCGTAGATATCATGATGAAGATGGACATGAAGCTATGACCCGTAAAGGAGAAATTTATATCGTACCTCATCTTACTGAACCAACTACTAAACTATTAAATATAGTTAATAAACTGTGTGATAATAAATGTCTTGCTCTTGATGGTGAAGCGTATATTCACGGGATGTCATTACAAAATATTCTTCGTCTTGTGAAAAAATATCGTAAAAATGAAACAGAGTTATTAAAGTTTCACTTATTTGATTTAATTGTGCCTGGTATGAAATTCCACAATCGGTATGAGTTATTGCGCCGAT